TATAAATTGGTTTCTGTGCTGTCGCAGAGTGGATCTGCCGACGGTGCTAGATCGGCGTTTTTCCAACTATCACCAACTATGTCGTTGTTTAATTCGCCAACAGACGGAACAGGAATTACCACAAGAATTAGATACAGTCAGGTTCGATTAACTGGACACGACTTCTTAGACATTGGTACAGGAAACTTTGCAGAAACAAACTATCCAGGACTACCAACTCAGAACGCAATCCAGGCCAACGAAACTGTGGATCTTAACGGTGGTCGTGTATTCTACACATCAACTGACCAAGACGGTAACTTCCGAGTCGGCGAGTTGTTTACAATTGAGCAGTCGACTGGTGTTGCAACACTAAACGCAGATGCATTTAACATTGCAGGTCTTGCAGAATTGTCACTAGGCAATATTACACTGGGTGGAAATTCAGCCACAATCACTGAATTCTCCACAGATCCTTTCTTGACAGCTAATTCGGATAACATAGTTCCAACTCAACGGGCTATTAGAGCCTATATTGCCGCACAGATCGGTGGCGGTGGCGCAAGTCTAAACGTAAATAGTATTGTAGCAGGTTTCGTTTCGATCTCTGGATCACAGATAACTACTACAACAGGTGGAACTATCCAAATGAAAGCGAACTTTAACTTCCGAGCTGGAGTTACAGGTTATCCAGTAGCTTGGAATTACTTTTTAAATAATTAAACGGAGAACTTAAATGGCAACAGGAAGATTAGGCGTAGCTAACATTACAACTACCTCAGATACTACAGTATATACAGTACCAGCAAGTACGTTTGCAGTGATTAGCATAAACATTGTAAATAGGTCGAGTTCAGCGTCAGCCCAGATTAGAATAGCAGTAGCATCATCAGCTACTCCAGCTCTAACAGAATATATTGAATACGATTCGTCGTTGGTAGCTAACGGTGTACTAGAACGTACCGGTATTGTGGTAGATGCTGGTAAACTAATTGTAGTACAGACACCAACATCAACACCTACTCTAAGTGTAGTTGTGTACGGTATCGAAACATCAACAGCATAAGGCGGATAAAAAATGGGAAGAAGAACCAGCGGGCAGCAAGTAGGCTTACAAACTATTGGATTAGTTCAGGCTAACGCTGCGACATTAACAACAACTCAGGCTAATGCCGATTTAATATTAGATCCTAACGGCACTGGTATTGTTCAGATGAACTCTGATACAATGCATAATGGTGATTTTACTATTATGAACCAAGGCGATCTAAGATTACGAGAAGCCAGCGGCAACGGTACTAACTACATTGCTCAGCAGGCCGCTGCAAATATGGCTGCTAACTACACTGTTACTTGGCCGTCAACAGTTGCATCTTCAAATGGCTTTGTTCTATCTTCTGACACTAGCGGCAATTTATCTTGGACTAGTGCAGGCGGCAATATTGCTGTTGCCGATCCAGGTGCTACTGCCACGGTTCATTATCCATTTTTTGGAACAAATGCAGGCTCCTTACCATCAACGTTATCACCTTTGGCAAGAACAAACCTTGCTTTTGTTCCTAGTACAGGCGAACTTACTGCTACTGCACTTAATGCTCCTAACCATTATGGTAGCAACTCAAACAGCGGTACTATTACTATTAGGGGAACCACATCTGCTACCAAAGCCACAGCTTCTGTATTAATGACAGACGGAGTAGCTTCAAGCACAACTGGTACAGGAACGCTAGTGGTTACAGGAGGAGTAGGAGTTAGTGGGCAATTAACCGCAGCCACTATCGTTGAAACTTCTAGTATTGCATTTAAAGAAAATATTAACCCTATTGAAAATGCATTGGATTTAATTTTACAACTAGTAGGCGTAACATACGATCGTAAAGATCACGATCGTCACGAAGCGGGTTTAATTGCAGAAGACGTATATAAAATAGTACCTAATCTAGTAAGTTTAGATGAAAATGGAAATCCTTACGGAATTCAATACACTAAAATAACTGCCTATTTGATTGAATCCATAAAAACTTTGCAAAAAGAAATTGAAAGTTTAAAAAAATAAATTGAAAAGGAATTAGAAATGGCGCATTTTGCTAAAATTGACAGTAATAACACAGTTATAGATATGACTGTAATAGATAATAACGAATTAAAAGGATTAGATTTTCCAGCCAGCGAGCCAGTAGGACAGAAATTTATTGCCAGTATTGGTCTACCTGGAAACTGGTTACAGACTAGTTACAACGGAAATTTTAGAAAAAAATATGCTGGATTAGGTTATACATACGATAAAAAACTTGATGCATTTATTCCACCAAAGCCTTTTAACAGTTGGATTCTTGATTCAGCTTGCAATTGGCAACCTCCAGTTCCCCATCCTACTAATTTAAATAAATTATATACTTGGAACGAAACCTCAAAAAATTGGGACGAAGCGGGAGATTTTATTAGACCGGCTGCACCTAATACTCAACCCTTGCCCCAAGTTGGACAAGTTGCTCCAATGACCGGATCAGGCTATGAGGTAAAATAATGTGGGCAGAAGAAACGTTAGCTCAGTCAAGATACAATGTTTGTAAATCTTGCGATAGATTTATTTCTTTAACTCGATTGTGTAGGGAATGTGGTTGTTTTATGCCGTTAAAAACTAAATTTCAAGAAACAGTGTGTCCTTTAAAAAAATGGAACGAAGAAGAATCAAATGATGGCAAAAATTAATCTTTTTAGACAAGATAAATATATGGATAAAGGTACAAAAATACTATGGCAACACTAAAGAATACCACTATAAATGATACAGGATTTGTAAAGTTGCCGGTAGGCACCACTGCTGAAAGAATAAGTCCAAGTACAGGTGATTTTAGATATAACAGTTCGAGACAAAACATAGAATTGTATGTAAGTACCGGATGGGAATCTGTGGCACGACGAGAACTAAGGTCAAATTTAATTTTTGATTATGATGCATATAATATTCCAAAATCTAATAGAAGACCTCTATGGGCGCAAACTGGTGAAAACAATCAATATCCGTTAGGATGGAGAATAGGCGCCGACAGTGAAAACGGATTTAGTGCAAATGGATCAGCGGGAGAAAATGCAAGAATTAATGCTACAGATCCCTGGGGCAATCAGGCGGTAATTTGGGAAACAAGAGCATCGGGCAACGGTAATGATGACGGTGGTTGGAACGGCCCTGGCATTGCTAGTAATAGAGGATTTTTGTACAGAGCAACAGTGTGGATGAAACGTACATCGTCTACAGCCGGCGGAACTTTTTATCACGGAACCAGCGGTGGCGGACAATGTGTAAGAAGATTAAGTGACAGTGGCGAAGAATGTAATCCCTATTGGGATTGTTCAGGCACGGGCAACTACACGCAAAATCAATGGTATCTACACGTGGCTCATATATTTCCCTGGAGCTATACCAGAACCGCAAGGCACCCAGAAACTGGAGTTTACACAAGGGAAACTGGCCGAGTACAATTTGCCAACGGTTGTAATCTAGGAGAAGATGCTAAACATGCTCAAAGCACATCTAGTATCAGTCAGCGTGTTTACCATTTCTATAATGGAGATAGTACTACACGCTTGCATTTCTTTGACCCGAGAGTTGAAATCTGCGACGGTACACAACCTAGTATTCAAGATCTACTAGACGGAAATACACACAAATGGTATGATGGATCTGGTAACGGAAGAAACGCCTGGTTACAAAATTGGCCAGTTTATGACACTAGCAACGGCTGGTTAAATTTTGACGGTTCAAATGATCATGCTGTTGTGCCAAATATAGACTTAGCACAGAGTTGGACTTTAGAGTGCTGGGTTAGACACGATACAGTTTCTGGATTTGGGTTCTTTGGACACGGTGTTACTACTGTTAATCAAGGATTACACATATTATTTTATAGCGGTACACAGATAAGATTTGGAATGTACGGTAACGACACTGATTTTACTATGACCACCTCAACTGGAGTTTGGTATCAATATGTCTTTACCTATGATCATTCAAATCCTACATCGGCAACTTCTAAACGAATGTATAGAAACGGAGTTGAACAATCCGGATCTGTAGTTAGCGGCCCAGCTGCATACACGCAACCAGTTAGCGATCTAAGAATCGGAATGACCTATGGTCAAGGCCAGGGCATTAGCTCTCCAGCTGACGGACAGTGGAGTATGGTAAGAATGTACAATAAAGTATTATCAGCAGCCGAAGTTTTACAAAATTTTGAAGCTGATAGAGGAAGATTTGGAATCTAAATATGGCAACTTTAAAAAGCACCACAATAAATGACACTGGTTTTTTTACGCTACCTAGCGGAACGACTGCTCAGCGACCCGGGTCGCCTGTTGCTGGAATGATTAGAAATAATACATCAACTGGTTACGTTGAATATTATAATGGCACCGCCTGGATTAATTTAGATACTACCGTATCTGCTACAGCTACAAGTGCAGCCTATACTGTAGATATTGAAGACGACGGAGTTCCTTATAAAGTTCATGCCTGGTTTGGTTCAGGAAGTTTAACTGTATCAAGTGCCGGGGAAGTAGAATATTTACTAGTTGGTGGTGGTGGTGGTGGAGCAGGCGGAAATCCTTCAGCAGACGGAAATGGTGGTGGCGGTGGAGGTGGAATGTTAACCGGCAGAATATTTTTAAGTCCCGGAACATATCCAATTTCTATAGGCGTTGGCGGTGCCGGTGGTGCTGCAAGTCCTGCTTCTCGTGGAACTACAGGAGGTGACACTACAGCTTTTGGTTTGACTGCTAGTGGTGGCGGTGGTGGTGGATCTGACAGTGTTCAAAACGGATTATCTGGTGGTTCAGGCGGCGGCGCCAGTACTAGCGGTCCTGGCGGCGTTGGCGGAGCAGGTATTGCGGGACAAGGTTATCCCGGAGGATTAGCTAATGCACCTGGTGGCGGTGGACCCGGTGGTGGCGGTGGTGGGGGTGGTGGCGCTGGGGGTCCCGGCGGCAACGGCAATCAAAACCAACCTGGGGGTGCAGGGGGACTAGGAAGGTCGTCAACTATAACAGGAAAATTAAGTTACTATGCAGCAGGCGGAGCTGGATCTTCGTGGACCAGCGGTACTATTGCTTCGGGCGGTTTAAATGTTGGCGGTTCAGGAGGAACAAGATCGCCAGCAGCAGCAGCTTTTGGTGGGGGGATTAACACAGGTGGAGGAGGCGGTGCTGGTACAGCTGGTAATGCTTCTGGTGCTGGCGGAAGCGGAATAGCAGTAGTAAGGTATCCTCGAACAGCCGGATTATTTTCTGTACCAGAAATTCCACAAGACGGATTAGTTTATCATTTAGATGCAGGTAATCCTTCTAGTTATAACTGGAACAGTGCTAAAACTACTTGGAAAGACGCCAACGGTAAAGCTACTAATTTTACCTTATTCGGTACACTTGGATATTCGGGTAGATACGGTGGCGCAATTAATTTTAGTGGTAATGTTTACGGTGAAACTGCATACGATGCAAATGATATGGATTTCAGATATGGTCAGACTTTAGTGGGATGGATCGAGCCAACCAATAATACTGATCGAAGAAATCTACACGATCAGGCCTATGCAGGTAGCGGAACATTAACACACGAACCGAGCGGAGTAATTAATTATTATTTTGGTACAGGCGGCGAAAATAATAGTCCGTATGTAGGTATTACTAGCCCATCCACATATCTAGCTGGTGAAGGCCCTATGTTTTATGCAGTAAGTCGAAATCAAAGACACGATACTATTCAATGGTATAAAAATGGAGTTTTAGACGGAACATTTACTTCTGGTTACAACCTCACTACCAATAGCGGAAGCAGAATACGCATTACCTTAGGATATACCGGTGTCTACTGGACAGGATGGATGTATATGCAACTATGCTATAACAGAGGCCTGGGCCAAAAAGAAATTGAAAACATATATAATGCTACAAGAACGAGGTTTGGCAAATAATGGCAACTTTAACTAACTTAACAATTGATTCGACAGACCGTCTAGCATTGCCTAAAGGTACAACTGCTGAACGTCCTGGTACTCCTGTAACAGGTATGTCAAGATTTAATACATCTGTCGGTGTACTCGAATATTACAACGGTTCTGCATGGTTTGCAGCAGATAACAAAGTAAGAGCAACTGGCGGAACTATCACTAGATTTAATAACTATGTAATTCATACCTACACAAGTAGCAGCAGTTTTGTAGTAACTCATGCTGGTACAGTAGAGTATTTGATTGTAGGTGGTGGCGGTGGCGGCAGTGAAAATCAATATGACGACGGAGCAGGCGGTGGAGCAGGTGGGTTATTGACCGGCACAACAACTGTTACACCTCAAACATACACCATTACAGTTGGACCCGGCGGCGGAGTAGCTACTAGCGGAACTAATAGTTCTGCTCTAGGATTGACTGCTATCGGAGGCGGCCGCGGCGGCGGCCATAGAGGTACTGGATTTGCAGGCGGGTCAGGTGGCGGAAGTGGTGGTGCATACGGTACTACCGACGGAGGCGCAGGGACTTTAGCTGGCGGCGCAGGCACGGCCGGGCAAGGAAATAACGGAGGCTATAGCGTTTATTATACATATCCGGGCGGTTCAGGCGGCGGCGGCGCTGGTGGACTCGGTGGGCGAAACGGAGAACTTACTACAGGCGGATACGGAGGCATTGGCGTAGTTTCTAATATTTCAGGATTTCCTACGTATTATGCAGGTGGAGGAGGAGGCTATCCGGATGGGCAAGGAGGCCTTGGTGGTGGAGGCAGTGCATATACTGCCGGATTACCTAACACTGGAGGTGGTGGAGGTGGTGGCAAGAATCCCACAAGTTCTGGAACCGCAGTCGCACAAGGTGGCGGAAGCGGTATAGTAATTATAAGATACTTACGTTAAATAACTTTTTAAACTGGTATCTAATTTTTTTCTTAATACCATAATTCGGTCTCTAACTTCTCCGCCAGCTGCGGGTATCTGTTTTTTGTAAACCATATCTGCAAAGGCGTTGTCTAGACTTTTAACCTCAATAATCAAATTATTAAGAAGCTTTTTAGCTTCAGTTTTAGATTCTTCGTTGGGTAATTTTTCTATAGCATCTCTATAACGCTTTACGTCATTTTGAAATCTTTCAGTTTGTTGTAGCATTGTTTACTAACTCCATTATAGTTTCAATTTTGGTTCTTATAATTTGATTATTTAATGTGGTTTTTAAACCAGAATGCAACTGTTTTGGCAATTGATCTATATTGGCCCAACACAATGTAGCGGCCGATAGTGTTAAAAATTCTTGATCTACTACGCATACGTATGTGCCGTATTCAAACCCTCGGTCTTCACTGAGATAAAGTTCTATGGGTAGAATTCTACCGGAGTGGTATTCTTTGAGTAAAATTGCTGCATCTTCTAGCAGTGATGCTGATCTAGCAAAAGTCGGAACAGTCCACCGCTCATCCTGTAGGATAAGTAGGATTCTTCCTGTAGTTTTTGCTAGAAATAATAGTCCGGCACGCTGTTGCATCCAGTACTTATTAAGGATTTAAAGTTAATCTCCAAGAACCTGGCAAGTATTCGCCTTCAAAAGATTTTAACCACTGCACTCCGTCCCATTTATACTGTATACCTGTGCGCAGATTAGTAATATAAACATTGGTAGCTACTTCGTCTGGATCAAATACGCTAACCCATTGTGCGCCACTCCACTCAATTATAGAGTTAGCCTTAATATGTGTATCAGAATTGTCAAGATTCTTCCAGGCACTAGGTCCGCTACTACGTTCAGGTTTACCTGGTAAGTAGACATTTGTTTCTACGGGTATTGTATCTGGATCATCACCTTCAGTCCACCAATCGGGATAGGTATAACGTTCGATCTTATAGGTTATTACGCTGGCATTTCCGTCCGCATCTTCCAATGGAGGAAAATTGTCTAACAATATTTTATATTTTCCCGAAGTTATCCGATAACTTTGACCACCAACTACGCCAAACGTGCTAAAAGTGCCACCATCTTCTACTTCAGTAAATGATACCTCAGTACCGTTAACATAAACTTTAGTTTGATAGATGTTAGAATAAGATCTAGGAAGATTAGATAATCCTGCTACTTCTCTTTGATTAGGACGTACAATTCTATAATAGTCAATATCTGTGTTAATCACATTGGTAGCAATGCTAGCAGCCTGTTGGGGTGCAAGGAACGTGTTAACATCATCTAACATTAGATATCTAAGTCCAAGCGGATAGTTTGACTTAGATCCGTAAGTAGTCAACGGATTAAAGTTATAAGGATTAATTATAGCATCTATAGTACCTTTGCTATCACTTCTCACACTAGTATAGGTAGTAAAATCTGGATACTGACCCTGTGTAATTAAAGTATTACTTGGCACAGTATCCAAGTCCATAGAGACTAACAGTAGTGTAGGGTCAGTGGGATTTACAGCAATGGTTCCAATTAGTTCTCCACCGTTGGGCTGTTTGAATGTAATTCTACTAACACCCTCTTTATGACCGCCATATTGATCTAATACTAATTGCCAATCTAATTTCTTGCCAATTTTTTCTGGAGATAGGTCTAAGCCTGCATCAATAACGGCTTGACCAACATCAACAATACTGACATAGTAATCACCTTCAACTCCGTTGTCTGCCTTGAGCATGACAATTCCGTAGCGTTTGTATTCAATGGTATTTACAACATCACCATCATTATAAATTAAATTATTAATGTTTACAGCATCACCCGTATTAGTAAACATATTATTAACCACAGCACGTACAACACCGAGCTTCTTGACCTTAGCTGGCGGTGTAATATAGATAGGCATTTCAAATTCTAAACTTGCAATGTCTATATCTTCAGAGGTACCTTGTGGAATAGTTCTTGAACTAAAATTAGTACTGTTGAGGTAGATAACGCTGAGACTGGTCCAATCAATATAGTTGTCTGTAGTTTGCACTTCTAAACTTGGATTAAACAAGATTAATATTTGTTCTAGTAGCTGTAGCTTTTGATCTGTGTTACTAGTCCAAATATCTGCTTTGACACGCAGTTTAAATGGAGTTGGCATTAGTCTTTCAACAGTATAGCCTGCACCTTGTTCGTTACCATAGACACGTTGTCCTGCTACGGTTTCGTAGGTACGTTCTCTGACCTGCATTTTACTAACAAACGTTGAGTCTGCTAGTCTACTAGTGTCTAATTCTAATCCAGTTATGTAGCAGGCAATTCTTGGCACAGTGGGCATTTTGTTTTCACTGTTATCTTTGATAATACTGGCTACCTGTTTAGTAAGGTCGCCGTACATTACTGGTACCAACCGCTCTTCACCATCACCTGCCTGGTATTTAAAACCTATGAATACTCGCATGAACTGAGTAACATAGCGTCTTATCTGCCCGTCGTAAAAGAAATCCATTATTCGTCTGCCTCTGGTCTAAGAGCTTTTGACAAGCTCTGGCGCTCTTTAACGGTCTTACCGTTAATAGTTGCGGTTTTGGTATTGTTAACAAAGTCAGCTTTCTGTGTTTGTCTAACATCTTTGCCTGCAAATCTATCTCCGGTGCCCACATCACTTTCGCCTAGATTATTCATTGTCATACGTACATTGTCCTCTACTTTGATCCAACGTGTTCCACTGTATCTAAATAATCGCTGAGGCATATAATCTGTTCTTAGACAAAACTGACCTTCTTGGGGAGTAGTCGGAAATGCTATACCAGCGGAGAACCTTGCGCCATTTGCTGGTAGAGCATCGTCTAACCAACTGCTGGTATTACCATTTAGTGTACCGTAGCCTGGACGCTCGATTGATCTAAATGTTTGATCAGCAGTGGTACCTGCATATATTGGATTGCCTTCGGTATCAAATAACGGAGTACCGTTTTCATCAGTGGCCTGTGGCTGGTCATTAGTAATATGAACGTTTTCTAAATCTGCACTGATTAGTTGAGGACTGCCATCTGGTCCTCTCTGCATATGATAAAATTTGGTAGTATCGTAGCCGCTCTTAGGAGCATCGGCTTCAGCCTGATCAAGAACTGCGGCAGTGATCTGCATTTCTTTTTCATAGGTCGACATAATGTCGCGGAGTGTTTGATTACTGCCTTCTCCAGCAACACCGTCTAATATCTGTTTAAATTCTTGACTGTCTACTAGTGGTTTTAGTTTGGCACGATATAAGTGTGGATACCAAGTTACTGAAAATCCTTCTGCTGCACGATTGACTTCTTCTACAACATAAAAACGTTTTAAGGCAAAACTAAAATCGTTAAGTGCATACTCGTCTTTTAGGTGCGGCAGTTCTACAACATCCCCAGCTATGATTTTACGGCCTAGTTTTTCCACAGTATCATTGATATGAAACGTCATAAACACTGTGTCATTTTGTAAGAATAAGCCAAATTGACTTAAATTAAAGTCTATATCTGAAAGGTTATAAACACCTCTCAATAGATAAATGTCGGGATCGTACTTGCGATCTCGATTTTCTAAGAACAACAAATCCTGAATCTGCGTTTCGTTAGATGTACCATAATTTGGGGTGCTGGGCGTATTGCCCTGTGTAGCATCCCCTGGCCCAATATACTTGTGAACTAGTACATCAGTGCCGCCAACCTGAAACATTTCCCAAACGGTTTTATCGATGAATTTGTAGTCGTTGCCCTTTTCTGGGCGATAGAGGCTAAGTCTTGGCATAGTAGTATATTTACCGTAATAGTTCTTTACAGTAAGTTACCGCCTTATCGATCTGATCTAAATTCATTTGTTCTAAAAGTTCAAGTAACTCAGTTACTTCTTTGGCTTTTACTTTTAATCGAGCTTTACCGTGATAGGCATTTTCAGCGTAAGTTGCCCATTCTAAGTTTTCAATATTGTTATTATTCTTGTCTCCGTCTATATGATTAACTACACTAGTTCTAGTGTCTAAGTTGGTATCAATAAATGCTTCTGCTACTAATCTATGTATATATCCGGTTTGTTTTTTATTTTCAGTTGATAAACAAACTAGATTATAGCCGGAGTTATTAGTTGAAACTTTTAATATTCTCCCGGTCTTGATGTTTTTAATAGAGCCGGAATTACTTACTTTATAATTAGGTGAAGATTCTACAGTTTTCCATATTTCCATATTTTTTCCTCTTAAAGTATTTATGTAAATATTTTAAAAACAACCTATCGGCTATCTGCGGTAAATAGTTGTATGAACCAAATAGATCAAGCTAAAAAAGACGTCTACGATTACTGCAAAGCAATGCTGGGCGATGGTATGATAGACATCGAACTCGACCCTATCCACTACGAAACAGCATTATCTAGAAGCCTTGGAGTTTTTAGGCAGCGTAGCGATAACGCTGTTGAAGAAAGTTTTGCGTTTTTAACTCTTAGAGAAAATACTAACGAGTATATCTTGCCTAAAGAGATACAGCAGGTTAGACAGATTTTTAGAAGATCGGTAGGATCACGTTCTGGCAACGGAACGGGTGGTACAGTATTTGAACCATTTAACCTAGCCTATACAAATACCTATTTGTTGAGCTCAACTAATATGGGCGGCCTGCTTACCTACGAATTGTTTAGCCAGTACCAAGAATTAGTAGGTAAGATGTTTGGATCATTTATTAACTTTACTTGGAACCCACAGAGCCGTAAACTGGTAATAATGCAGCGTCCTAGAGGCGACGAAGAAGTTATGCTGTGGTGTTACAATACTAAACCAGATCACGCTATCATCAACGACACCTACGCAGGACAGTGGATCAAAGATTACAGTCTAGCCAACTGCAAGATGATGCTAGGGCAGGCCCGTGAAAAGTTTGCTCAAATTGCAGGCCCGCAAGGCGGAAGCAGCCTGAATGGCGCGGCAATGAAAACTGAAGCACAAGCCGATTTAGATCGACTAACCAAAGAATTAGAAACACTTGTTTCTGGTGGTTCAGGCTACGCATTTATAATTGGTTAAAAATTATTTGACAACCTCTTTCTTTGAGTGCATACTGTACTTGGAGATCGAAGGTGTTAATTAAAAAAGAAACTGCCCAACAAAGATATAGTACTTGTAAAACCTGCGAAGAATTTAATACATTTACTAAATTCTGCAGTCAATGTCTTTGTTTTATGCCAGCAAAAGTAGTTTGGAATGTTTCCGAATGCCCTAAAGGTAAATGGCCGCAGGCACCAAAAGATCCTACTATAAAAGATTTTTACCAAATAGAGGATTAATATGATTATTGGGATTTGCGGATTTATAGGCAGCGGCAAAGATACTGTTGCAGACTATCTAGTTAACTTTCACGAGTTTAGAAGAGAAAGTTTCGCGTCAACTCTTAAAGATGCAGTGGCAGCAGTGTTTGGTTGGGATCGAACAATGTTAGAGGGACGTACTAAAGAAGCTCGAGAATGGCGGGAACAAATAGATCCTTGGTGGGCCGCAAGACTAGATATGCCTACTCTTACTCCTCGTTGGGTACTACAATACTGGGGAACAGAAGTATGCCGCAAGGGCTTTCACGACGATATCTGGATTGCCAGCTTAGAAAACAAACTGCGTAATTCAAAAGACAATGTTGTTATTTCGGATTGTCGTTTTCCTAACGAAATTCAAAGCATACGTGATGCCGGCGGTCAAATTGTATGGGTACAGCGAGGCAAGCTACCCGACTGGTACGACACAGCCATAGAAGCCAATCGAGGTCATAATTGGGCAGTACAAGATCTAAAGATGCGTAAGATTCATGCCAGTGAAACTGCCTGGGTAGGTACAGATTTTAATTCAATTATAGATAATAATGGATCTATTGACCAGCTTTATCAGCAGGCAAAATTAATAGTCAGCAACGAGATCTCCCTGCTTCCACAGGACTCCGTCTTTAGCTAACACGCTGGCACAGTTTAGACAAACAGTTTTTAAATTTGCTGGTCTACAATTATTTAGATCGCCGTCGACGTGAAAAACTCTAAAAGGATCTTTGTGAAGTGATTTAAACCCGCAACGATCGCACTGTAGTTTTACTCGATACCCTGCTCTAAACCAGCGGGGTATCCCGTGATTAAGTCCGTGTGCCATACAGATTTCGCAAAGGCTACGATAGTATGTTCTGCCGTTCTTTTTATAGTTAACGGCCCGAGGTCGCTGTGCGCACTTACAAAGGGGTCTCATACAGATATTTACACCTTTTCAATCCCTTTTCGGTATGCTATAACTGCCCATTTTTCCTAGACTACGCTAAATATTATGAGAGAACTAAACCTCAGGAGAATACAATATGGCACTAGTTTCCCCAGGCGTACAAGTTACGATAATTGACGAGAGTTTTTACACACCAGCAGAACCTGGTACTACTCCCCTTATTGTAGTTGCGACCGCACAAGATAAAAGCAATGGAGCAGGCACCGGCACTGCTACTGCTACAACAAAAGCAAATGCTGGTAAAGCATTTAGACTAACAAGTCAGAAAGATGTTGGCGATTTGTTTGGTGTTCCTTTCTTTGAAAAGACTCCTAGCAACACACCAATTCACGGTAGTGAGCGTAACGAATACGGTCTTCTAGCAGCTTACAGCTACCTAGGTGTTTCAGCAAGCGCATTTATTGTACGTGCTGATGTTAACCTAGACGAATTAGAAGGTACAGCAATTGAGCCAGGCAGCGAACCAGATGACGGAGCTTGGTGGTTTGATACTTCGGCAAGTGCTTGGGGTATTTTTGAGTGGAACGGTGCTGCTGGTGATACCACAGGCGGCCAAACTTTCACAATCAAGCAGCCGATTGTTCTAACAGATGCAGATGCAACTACTAAAATTAACAGCAATGCTCCAAGAGCAAGTGTTGGTAGTATTGGCGACTACTGTGTAGTTTTTGAAACTGGTTCTGTACAAAAAGAACTAGCAAGAATCTATTACAAGAGCCCGGGTGGTGGATACAACGAAAGCGGAAGTTTAGTTAGCGCCGGTTCTTGGGTTAAAGTTGGTTCGGGTGGTTGGGCAGCAAGCTGGCCAACAGTAACATCTAAAACAATTACCACAGCAAGCTGGAGTGTTAGCGATACATTCTATTTGAACGGTACGTTGATTACCGCTAGCGGAACAACTCTAGCAAGCCTAGTATCTGACATTAATACAGCAATGGGTGGTAGTTCTGGAGTTTATGCAAAAGCAGTAAGCAACAAACTATACCTATACAGCAACGGTGCTACAGAAGGTAATGCAGACTCGACAAGTTCAGGTAGCATTGTTCTAGCAGCTGGTACAGGTGATATTATTGCGGCTACTACAACACTGAGTGATGTAGGTATTAGAGCAGGTGAATACTTTCCACCAACATTGGCCATTGCTCCTCACACAGCAGTTCCTGAGTGGAAAACAGCTGACACTGAACCTAAGCCAACTGGCAGCGTTTGGTTAAAGACAACTACACCTGGAAACGGTGCAGATCTAATTGTTAAGAAATGGAATTCAGCTACACAGGCATGGGCAGAAATTGATGCTCCTATCTATGACAACGGTGCAGCAGCCAGTTACTATCTAGATCGTAGCGGCGGCGGCGCAAACATTCCGGTAGATAGTATCTATGTTCAGGCTAATGCAGAAGAACAATTTAGCTATGCAGATGGTACTGATTCTTTACCAGATGCACGTGATACAACTTTTAAAGAATTGAGCTTCCGCACTTGGAGACGTTCGACTACAGGAGCTACGGTAGTTGAATCTACTGAAATTACTACTGGAACTATTACTGCTGGAGCAGATCGTAGTTTTACAATCAAACAAAGCATTAAAGGTGCTCTAGCATTATCAGCTGCTAGTACAGTAACTTTTACATCGGTAGGTACTAGTGCTGATGCTGAAACACTGGCAGCAGCAATCAATGCAATTTCTATGACTGACGCAGCTGGAAATTCTGTAACTAATCATATCGAAGCAGCAGTAACAGCAGCTGGAACAGTTACAATCAGTCACAAAGCTGGCGGTGAAATTCGTTTTACAGACGGTACAGGATCTCCTGTTGCCGCATTGTTTACTCCTTACAATCCGTTTACAGAAGCAGGCACAACAAACTTCTATACAGCTCCTTCAGAAGCAGAGGAAGATTACATTGTAACTAACTGGACTCCATTAGCAGATGAAGCTAACAACGGTTTTGCTGCAAGTCCTGATTCTCCACTAAACGAGCCAACAGACGGTCAACTATGGTATAACAATAACTTTGCCAAAGTTGATATTATGGTACACAGTGGTATTACTTGGGTTGGCTACAGAACTGCAACTAGCCCTTACTACAATGCTTCAGCAGCACTAAAAACTGACCCAGCAGGTCCAATTGTTGCTGCTAGTGAGCCAACAACACAAAGCGACGGTACAGCACTTGTAAACGGTGACTTATGGATTAGCACCGCTGATATGGAAAACTTCCCAACAATTTACAAGTATGACGGGTTGAATCTAGAGTGGGCACTAGTCGATAAGACTGATCAAGTTAGCGATCAAGGTGTATTGTTTGCAGATGCTCGTGCAGGAACCAGCGGTGGTACAGCTACAACAGCACCTAGCGATGACATTGCTGATCTATTAATCAGCAACTTCTTAGACACAGATGCTCCAGATCCTGCACTATATCCAAAAGGTATGTTGCTATGGAACCTACGTGCTTCTGGCGGTAATGTTAAGAAATATCAAAACAACTATCTAAATCTAGCAGAGCGTAACGTTCGTTATGACGCAGATAACAGCCCTAACGGCGCAGTATTTGCACTCGGACAGAGTCAGGCTAACTATTGGCCAGATCGTTGGACCACAGAAAGCGGTAATAACGAAGACGGTTCTGGTAGCTTTGGACGTAAGGCACAGCGTAAAGTTGTTATTCAGGCAATGAAGTCAGTGATTGACACTAGCCAAGAAATCCGCGACGAAGAGCGCAGAAACTTTAACTTGATCGCTGCACCTGGATATCCAGAAACACTACAGAACTTGATCAGCTTGAACATTGATCGTGGTCAAACAGCGTTCGTTATCGGCGACACTCCATTGCGTCTACCAAGCGATGCTACATCATTGTTGAACTGGGGTACTAATGCTGCTCTAGTAACAGACAACGGTGATGACGGTATTGTCAGCTACGACGAATATTGTGCAGTTTACTATCCAAACGGATTTACTACAGACCTAGGTGGTGCTAACGCAGTTGTTCCAGCAAGTCACATGATGTTGAAAACAATCGCACTAAGCGACCAAGTTTCGTATCCTTGGTTTGCACCAGCAGGAACAAGACGTGGTGGTATTACTAACGCAACATCCGTTGGTTATATCGATGCAGCTACAGGCGAATTCCAAACTGTTGCTCTAAACGAAGGTACAAGAGATGTATTGTATGATCTAAAAGTTAACCCAATTCCATTCTTTGTTGGCGTTGGACTAGTTGCTTATGGTCAGAAGACTCGTGCTAGAAATGCCAGCGCACTAGATAGAATCAACGTAGCTCGTCTAGTTGTATATCTAAGAAGCCAGCTAACAAAACTAGCTCGTCCATATGTCTTTGAACCAAATGATGCTATCACTCGTGATGAAATCAAAGGTGCAGTAGAGAGCTTGTTATTAGAACTAGTTGGTCTAAGAGCTCTATATGACTTTGCAGTAGTCTGCGATGAGTCAAACAACACACCAAGTAGAGTTGATCGTAATGAATTGTATGTTGACATTGCAATTGAGCCAGTTAAGGCAGTTGAATTCATCTACATTCCAGTACGTATCAAGAATACTGGTGAAATCTAATTAACGGAGCAAAGAAATGCCAATTACATCATTAAATAACTTTTCGATTAACCCAGCAGGCCCAGGTACAAACCAGGGTTTGTTGATGCCTAAACTGAAGTATCGCTTCAGAGTGACATTGCTTGGCTTCGGAACTCAGGCTAGTACTGAGCTAACAAAACAAGTGATTGACGTAAGCAGACCTAAAGTTTCTTTCGAAGAAATTGAAGTTCCTGTTTATAACTCTAAGATTTACTTGAGCGGTAAACCAACACACGAAACACTAACACTAAACGTCCGTGACGACGCTAGTGGTAACGTTGTTAAGTTAGTTGGACAACAAATTCAGAAGCAGTTCGACTTCTTAGAGCAAGCAAGTGCTCGTTCTGGTATTGACTACAAGTTTACAACTCGTGTTGAGGTACTAGACGGTGGTAACGGCGCACTAGGCCCGCAAGTACTTGAAACTTTTGAGTGCTTTGGTTGCTTCCTACAAAACACAGACTACGGTGATTTGAACTACGGTACCAACGAAGTTGCTACAGTGGCTTTAACAATCAGATACGATAACTTCTTACACGAAGCTGGTACAGTTGGAGTAGGAACACTAGTAGGACGTCAGGCAGCTACAGCGTTGATTACTGGTCAACAAGGTTAATTTTAATTAACTTAAAAGAACCCGGTTTAGGCCGGGTTTTTTTATGACATAAATAATTGTATGGCAAATAAATTCACAAGATATCTTATCGGCGAAAGTCTTGGATCGTTTGGAAAAGGACTTATCGGCGGCATTATTAAACCTAAAGGGCATATGGCCGATTGGCAACACGCCTCTAGAGTCTTTGTTGACGATACATTCAGACTAGCACCACGCCATAAGTTTTTATATCATGCAGTTTTTAAAATCAGAAAGGATGCACATACTGCCTTGGCCTTTACTGAGAAACACTCTCAAGAAATAAGTGTTCTAGTAAAAACCGCAGAGCTTCCAAAGTATAATTTTGATATGGTCACAAAGAATCAATATAATAGAAAAAAATTATTATATAAATCATTGAACTACGAGCCAGTAAGTTTTACCTTTCACGACGATAATTCCGGTATTATAAATTCTTTATGGGCAATTTATTATGCAGCCTATGTACAAGATAGAAAATTGCCATCTTATGCCTACAGAAACGAATTAAATTATAGACCGGGCAACACTCCTCTTGACAGTTTTAGATATGGCCTAGACAACGACAAAGCTGTTGATTTTTTTGAATCAATTAGTATCTATACAATGAGTCGTCAACGTTTTAATGGCTATACTTTACTCAATCCTAGAATAAAAAGTTGGAGTCACGGTAGTATGTCGTATGCCGAAGGCGACACTGTTGAAAGTTCAATGCAGGTTGAATACGAATCTGTACAATATAGTTCAGGCAGTGTTAGTGCTCTTAAGGATCAAGGTTTTGCTAGTCTACACTACGATTTTGCACCGAGTCCATTGAGTCTTCAAGGAGGTGGAACACAAACACTATTTGGTGAAGCAGGAGTATTGGGCGGCATTGAAAGTGTTTTTGGGGATGTAGCTAAAGGAACTACATTTGATAGCCCTGGAGGTTTCTTAAGTACTGCTATTAAAACTGTTAATACCTATAACAATGTTAAGAGTCTTAGCAAAGAGGGAATAGGAAGAGAATTAGGGCAGATTATTACTAGTCCAGCAGCCGTAAGCGGAATCGTTAATACCATTGGCGGCATTGCAGGCAGTATATTTCCTAGAAATGCTCCGTCTGGAAATAGTGTAGTAGCCTCAGTAAGAAAGTTTTTTGGATAACACCTTATGAGATCTAATCTTCCAGCACCAGTATCGTCAACAGACAGCGGTACAAAAACAAAATTATTTTTTGACGAATACGGTCAGTCTCCTTTAGAGTTCAATGCCAATGATGTTGAAGCGGCCGTGGGATTTTTTCAAAGCAAGGGGTTTGATAGAGATGCAGCTGAAATTACTGCGGCTGTTTTATTAAGACAAGCAAAATTAGAATCGATGCCAGTGTTTAAAATAATCGATCAACTTAAAACAATGGACGGAGTAAAGCTCAGCGCCTTGGTCGGTGAAATATTAAACAATAATAGACCAAGTTCAAGTTCGTTAGGCTTTAAAATGGCAGACTCTAACGATACATTTAAAACTAGAAATATAGGTGCCTAATGGCTAAGTTTGCACAAGGCCGTTTTGAAATGAAAAACCCAGAGAAATACGTAGGTAAGAAAACACCCTTAGCTCGAAGTTCGTGGGAATTTATTTTTATGCGAATGCTTGACGAACACCAGGGCGTGGAAAAGTGGGCCAGTGAAAGCATACAGATTCCTTATAGAGATCCGTTCACGGGCAAGTATACAATATACGTGCCTGATTTCTTTATTGTCTACAACGATAAGACCGGCAGCAAACACGCCGAAGTAGTTGAAGTTAAACCTTTAAGTCAAACACAATTAGAAAGTGTGGGCAAAAGTAGATACAATCAAGAACAGTATGTTAAAAATATGGCTAAGTGGGAAGCAGCTAGAGCTTGGTGCAAACAACAAGGACTAATTTTTAGAGTAGTCAACGAAGAACATATTTTTCATCAGGGCTCAAAACGCTGATAAGTACACTTATGACCAAAAAGTTAGAAGAATTATTTAACCTAGAAGAAAAAGCGCAGCCTGTTCCTGAGGTTGAAATACCTGCTGAATTACCAGTTAAAGATCACGCTGAAGTACGCAGTTTAGATGATAGCTATGCAGCCGTAGAGCGTATTACTCAAACTTTACCAGAGATTAAAGAGCTTAACGATCTAGGCGACGGCGAGCTTGACGACCTAGCATCAAAAGCAGAAAAAGCCTATGACGAATTAATGGATCTGGGTATGAATGTTGAAGTTCGTTATTCTAGCCGTATTTTTGAAGTCGCTAGCAGTATGTTAGGACACGCTATTACAGCAAAGTCTAATAAAATTGAAAAGAAACTTAAGGCTATTGACCTTCAAATGAAGAAGTATAAGATAGACAAAGACACCCCAGAAGGTGGCAACGATGTTATAAATGGACAGGGCTATGTGATTACGGATCGCAACGAGCTACTGAAAAAATTAAGCGGAAAAGCATAAATACAACTATGAAAACTCTAAAAGAATATCTTACCGAAAGTAAAAAGGTCTACAGCTTTAAGATTAAAGTTGCAGGTGAGTTGCCAGAGTCTTTTCAAGAAAATCTAAAATCATCTTTAGAACGATGCAAGGTAGCTAAACTAGAAAAGATCAGCACAACACCAATTCAGTCACTACCTTTAGACTTTCCTACAATGTCAAACTGTGAAGTTCACATTTTTGAAGTGACTTGTGAATATCCAATTACAAGTCCAGAAATTTCCAGCGATATAAAATCACTAGGCATTGTTGAAGATCGTTTCCGAGTTAGAGGAAGCGATGAACCTAGTGAAATGGAACAAGCAGCTTCAGTTGAGGAACCAAAGACTGAAGTATTATTAGCAGATGCACAGGCAGGCAATCCTAAAGTTAAAGGCAAAGATTATTTTGGCGATGACTTTAATAAAACATTTTTAAAAGATCTAGAAAAGGCTGCTAAACAGCGCAAGAAAGATCAAGACGGGCCAACAGAATATAAGCTGCCCAAGGCAAAGGCTGACAAAGCCGGTCTTAAAAGCGCCATGGGGAGTTAATAATGGATTTTCAAAGTTTAATGGCTAAGATGCGTGAGCTCGATCAGCCAGCACAAGTACAATCAGCACAAGTAGAAGCGTGTGGAGATCCAGTAGGGATGCCTACACCTCCAATGACACCACCACCGAGTCCTCCAAGTCTTAGCATTAATTTAAATGCACAAGGTATGGATAACATCGAAAGCATAATGAAGTTGATGACCAAGGTTAACCCTGATATGATCAATCAACCTGCACCTATGCCGATGCCAATGGAAATTCCAATTGCTCCTCCTAAGGGACCTAAAATGGGACCGTTGGGTAATTTAGATTCTGGTCCATTAAAGATGTTACCAGATCTAGATATGGACGAGCCTAAGGGCGCACACAGCGAGCCAGATGCAGATAATTTCGGCGGCCCAAGCGATATGGATGCTGACAATATGCCAGGCGACAATATAAGCAAGGCTCAAGGCGATCTAGACAATGACGGTGATCATGATATGGATGATCACGATATGGAAAAAGACGATAAGAAAAAAGACGAGTGGGCTAACGAACCTGAAGAAGAAATCAAGGATGTTGACTATATGGTTAACAAACTAGCCGGTGGTATGAATCGTCCTAAAGGAACTTATCCTAAAGTTGCAGGTGGTGATAATCCAATGCAACGTACAGAAAGCACAGACCTACGTGCAAGTATTAAAGCTGAACTTGCTAAACGTCTAGCAGAAGCTAAAGGAGCGAAATAATGGCTGAATTTGCAAGAGTAAACGGATTAGCCTGTACAGCAGGCACAGTGTATTCTTTAAATGCCAAGGCATTTTTAGTTACAGTTAAAAATGCTGCCGCAAGTGCAAGAGATTTACGTGCAGAAGATGATGCAGTAGATGAAGCTGTTGAAATGATTGTTAAAGAATTAAATCCTTTGATGTTCTTTGTGACTAATTCTTCTGCTGGCACAATGCACATTGTTACTGATGTAAGTCTTTCCGCAGCAGATATTCAAACAAGAATTAGAAATTTAGGTACAGCAGTTGGACCAAATGATCTTGACGTTACTGGAACTACAGTAGCAGATGCTGCAAGCATCACTATAGCTTAACTATAAGTTAAACTCCAAATAGGCCCTACCGGGCCTATTTTTTTCAGTAAATAACAATATGGCAAAATCACTAGACGGTAATTTAATTAAGAAAGCTCATGCTCCTCAGCGGTACACCCTTGAGGAAGTTAAACACCTTGAAGCCTGTATGGATCCTGTTACTGGGCCTATCTATTTTGCTAAAAATTTCTTAAAAATTCAACACCCTACTAGAGGGTCAATTCCATTTGAACCTTATGAATATCAAGAAAGATTAATCGACGCTTATCACAACAACAAGCAATGTATTGCTATGTTACCTCGTCAGATGGGTAAAACAACCTGCGCCTGTGCCTACTTATTATGGTACACAATGTTTGTACCAGAAGCACAGGTGCTTATTGCTGCTCACAAATATGAAGGTGCGCAGGATATTATGAATCGTTACCGCTTTGGTTACGAGAACTTGCCAGACTTTATTCGTGCTGGTGTTTATTCATACAACAGAAATACAATTGAATACGATAACGGTGCTCGCATTCAAGCAGTAACAACTACAGAAAATACTGGTCGTGGTAAATCTCTTTCATTGATCTATTGCGATGAGTTTGCGTTCGTACAGCCGCCAGAGAAAGCCAAAGAATTTTGGACTGCATTATCACCAACATTATCAACGGGCGGTAAGTGTATTATCACATCAACTCCAAACTCAGACGAAGATCAGTTTGCGCTAATCTGGACTGAAGCACAAAAACGCTTTGACGAGTTTGGTAATGAGCAGGCTCTAGGAACAAACGGATTCCACAGCTTTTTTGCACACTGGAATGAACACCCAGATCGCGACGAAGCCTGGGCACAAACAGAACGCAGTAAAATTGGAGAAGAGCGATTCCGTCGAGAATTTGACTGTGAGTTCTTGATCTTTGACGAAACGCTAATCAACGCAGTACGCCTTGCAGAAATGAAAGGTGTTGATCCTATAATGACTATGGGACAAACACGCTGGTATAAAGATATAAATCCAAATGCAACTTATCTAGTGGCTCACGATCCTAGTCTAGGTACTGGTGGCGATTATGGCGCTATACAGGTCTTTGAAATGCCCACTATGGAACAGGTAGCAGAATGGCGTCACAATCTAACACCTATACAAAGTCAAGTAAAGGTAATGCGAGACATATTAAAATACATTCAAGATCGAGGCACAGAAAGAGGCGGGCCACCGCAGCTATACTATTCTGTAGAAAATAATACTCTAGGAGAAGCTGCTCTTATTGTTATTCGAGATATTGGCGAAGAAAACTTTCCAGGTCTGTTCTTAAGCGAGCCTATTCGTAAGGGCCATGTTCGTAAGTTCCGTAAAGGATTTAATACCACTCACCGTACAAAAATTACAGCCTGTAGTCAGCTTAAGAATATGTTAGAAACTCAAAAAATGAAAATCTACAGTAAACCTCTAGTTTCTGAACTTAAAACATTCGTAGCTACTGGAATAGGTTTTAATGCCAAGACTGGAGAACACGACGATCTTATCAGCGGTGTATTGTTGATTATAAGGATGGCTAGTGTGCTAGCTGACTGGGATCCGCAGATTTACGACAAACTAACTGAAAAAATTACCGAAGATCAAATGCCAATGCCGATTTTTGTAAGTAGCGGTTTTTGATAAATATAACTATGGATGCAACTAATAATATCGCTACAGACTTATTCTATAAAATTAGAAGTCGATTCAAAGGGCTAAAGCTGGGCAACGAAATGGGCCAAATAACCATTAACCCAGAAGAAGCTAGATTTTTTGACTTTGATTATATGGAAGGTGAAAAGGCTATCGGGCACGTTAGCATTAGCCTAGCTGAGTCTAACAGCTTGAAAGTTTATTTTAGTACAGGTATATCCGAAAGTATGGATACTGTACAAAAAAGTAATTGGTACGGATTCCTAAAAGAATTGCGAGTCTTTGCCAAAAGAAGATTAATGAGTTTTGATACAAGAGATATTGCTAAAGACAATCTAGATCGTAGAGATTATGAATTTCTTACACAGCATAACCAACCAAAACAACAACCTAATTCCGTGATACAACCCGTTGGAGAAAGCACAATGAATGTAAATGAAAGTACAATGTATGGATCTAGAAACGTTAGCTATCAAAAGCTAATGGATACACGCCTTATCATCAAACACAGCCAGGCAGTTATGGACGATACACAGCCTGGAGCAAGAACTAGAAATATTTCTGCACTGTTTGTTGAAAACCAAGACGGTGAAAGATTTAAGTATCCGTTCATTCACCTAAGTGGTGCTCGTGCAATGCAGCGTCATGTGGCCAACGGTGGCGTACCTTACGATGATGTTGGTAAAAGCATTATCAATATGAGCGAGCAGATTGCTCAATTAAAGAGTTTTAACAACTATGTTGTTCGCAACGACCTAATGAATTTTGAAACAAATAACATTGTTGAACGCAGTCAACAACAGCTAAACGACTTAAGAGAACAACTAGCAAGACTAGGCAAACAAACACACTACGAGGCTTACAGAGAAAGTTTTGTGCCACAAGAACAATTTGAAGTACCAGAAGAAGTGGTAGAAGATTATACTGAAAAATTTACAGTACGTAATTTTAAAGAAGACATTAAAGGTGTATTTCCAGTTCTGTATAGACTGATGAAAGAAAGTGAATTAGGCTATGACGACATAGTCGCAATGACACAGGGCGAAGAGCAAATATCTAATGAAGACCTCGAAATTGACCTAGAAGATAGTCCTACGGGATTTGAAAGATTTGAAAACTGGGTTATGGGATTAGGGGAAGAAAGCGGAATTGTTAGCGAAGACCCCGAAGAACAAGCACAGGCAGTTAAAGAACTACAAGAATTAGTAGGACAACATTTTCCAGCAGGAGTTGACGGATCTAACGCTATTGAAAGTCTTAAAGGACTAATCGAAGATCCTCAACTATATAGAAGTATTAAAGAAGCAGCTAAGACAGATCCCGACACTTGTGTTAGAGGAATTGTTAAAGACTGGCTCGAATCTAACGCACCGGAAGTAATTGAAGAATTAGATTTTGGTGACTTTGTTGATGAGCCAGAAGCAGGCGAAGCGCCGGCAGCAGCCCAAGGAGGTGACCAAACTGCACCGGAAGCGCCAAAAGAAGAGGCTGACCAAGGCCCTAACAAGAGCGATGTCCCAGCATTTATGCGTAAGGCAAAAGGCGGCGATGATTGGAAAATGAGTACAAAAGATCTTGACGACGAAAAAACAAAGTCGCCCACTAGTTCAGCAGGCCTAGCCCGCAAAAAGAAAGAACTAGGTATGGAAGATCAACAAAGTTCTATGAACGTTCAAGAATTGGCAGAATTTATTCACAGTTTTTACGACCGTGAATCAGGCACATTCCCTAAAGGCCCAGAAGGTGTTGCTATTATGGTAGGCAAAAAGTTTGGCGAACAGGCAGAAATGATTGCTCGTAAAATGGTAGAACGTATGGCACCTCAACAACAAGATCCAACAGTAAACGAATTGGCTCGTATTAAAGAATTATCAGGAATGTAAGATTTCGTCGCAGTTAGAGTTGATTAGGAACTCTATTAGATTGGGCACTTAGGTGCCCTTTCTTTTGTCAACTAAATCTTAGTCTACGGCGTTATATATATGTAGGGGAATATTTCTTCTTACATTAACCAAAAGGAAACTTTGAAATGAAAACTATCGCAACTTTGATCGCTACATTGGCATTGACTGCAACTGCTTTTGCACAAGCACCAGCTAAGAAAGAAGAAAAGAAAGCTGATGCCAAACCTGCTGCCGCAGCACCTGCCGCTAGTACTCCTGCACCCAGCGCCCCAGCTGCCAAAGCTGACGTCAAAAGTGAAGCCAAGGCCGCTCCCGCTAAAAAGGACGACAAAAAGCCTGCTGACGCAGCTCCAGCTAAGAAGTGATCTTGAAGACAGCGACGAGTGCTTCTGTGAAGAATTAGTTTTTCACGTAGCATATCGTCGTCCAGAATTAGTTCGAGATATTCAAATTGTCAATGATGATGAAGAACTGCCCGAACATATTCGTTGGAGATTGTTTCTAGCTAGACAACTTGCTCTAGCAAAATACAGAGAAGCCCGAGTCTAATCGGGCTTTTTTGTTTGGTGAAAAAAGTTTAGAAATATCTTGACAATGCTAAATAAAAAGCACATAATAGTTTATGTGCATTAAGGCATACATTTTATTTTACAGGCAAAAGGAGGCTTATTAAAATGGCTACATTAGCAGAAATCCGTGCGAAACTTCAAGAAGCACAAACAAAATCTTCAGGAAACTCCACCGGCGGTGGCGACAACGCAATTTACCCACATTGGAATATGCCAGAAGGCAAAGAAGCAGTAATTCGTTTCTTACCTGACGGTAATCCTAACAACACGTTTTTCTGGGTAGAACGAGCAATGATCAAACTACCTTTCGCAGGTATCAAAGGTGAAACTGATTCACGTCCAGTTCAAGTACAGGTTCCCTGTGTTGAAATGTACAATGACGGTACAGCCTGTCCAATCCTTAGCGAAGTTCGTGGTTGGTTCAAAGACAAGAGCCTAGAAGAAATGGGTCGTAAGTATTGGAAGAAGCGTTCGTACATCTTCCAGGGCTTTATTGTTGAAGATCCGTTGAAAGAAGATTCAACTCCAGATAATCCTATTCGTAGATTTATCATTGGACCTCAAATCTATCAAATCATCCGTTCAGCTTTGATGGATCCTGAGTTGGAAGAATTGCCAACAGACTTTATGCGTGGCGTAGACTTCCGTATCGCTAAGACAAGCAAAGGTGGCTTTGCTGACTATTCTACATCTAAGTGGAGCCGTCGTGAACGTGCTATCAGCGATGCAGACAAGGCAGCAATTGATGCTCACGGTTTGTTTAACTTGAGCGACTTCCTGCCTAAGAAGCCAACTGATGTTGAGCTTAAGGTAATGAAAGAAATGTTTGAAGCGTCAGTTGACGGTGAAGCATATGACTTAGAGCGTTGGGGACAATACTTCAAGCCAGCAGGTTTGGGTAGTGCTACTGGCGATCCTAACAAGTCTTCAACTCGTGCAGCCGCTCCTGCTCCAGTGGCAGATGAAGATGATGCTCCTTTCGATACAGCGCCAGCGGCCAAGCCCGCTCCGGCAGCTCAACCTGCTGCTGATGCAGGTGGTGCAAGTCGTGCCCAGGATATCCTGGCAATGATTCGCAATCGTAAGCAGTAAACATTAGATAAGAGTACGGGCTTATGCTCGTACTCTCTTTCATTTCAGGAGAATAATAATGGCAAGAGTACAAAAAATTAATGAGAACTTCTCTCTGAGTTTTAACAGTAGAGAAGATCAAACAGGCGACACAGTAGCAGACATTGATGTTAGATTTGATAATCCCAAGGATGATTCTGTTATAATTAATAGACTAAACACTTGGCTTAAAGCAATCGGTCGTGATGACATTGTTGTAAGTCCAAAGAAACTACCAAAGGGTGAATAATGGCAAAAGCATTTGATATCAGTAAATTTAGAAAGTCGATCACAAAGTCCATCGAAGGCTTGTCAATCGGCTTTAACGATCCAACCGATTGGG